CGCTTGTTCGGCAAGAGGAACATCTTCGCCAGTAACAGGTTCGCAACGAACTACTTTATCACTAGCTGTGAATACTCTTAAAAGATTTGGTAAGATACTTTCTACTGTATCAGCAACATCAGTAGATACGACTTGAGATCGACCATCAATCTCAGTTCCTAATTTATCTCCTAAATAATATTCTAAAGATTTTCTTCTGGATTGAGATAACTGTCCACCTAAATACCCTAAAGCATTTTCAATTTGATTAGATAATAAACTTCGTAATTTTGGATCTGATATTTCGATTATTTTTTTTGCCATAATTAAACTATATAATTTGTATCAACATAAATTTCTTTTTTCCAGTCTGATCTTTTACCACCGATAAAAGTACATCCATATCTAAACGCATCGGCTGGATGACTGGCGAAGTTGTGGATGGGTCTATTTTTAAAACATTGATTTTTTTCATCCCATTTTTTCTGATAAGCTTTCAATGCTTCAACTCCTTTATGTGTTTTTTCTTTATCAAAATAACATTTTGGCAAAGCCTTTCTTACTGATTCAATCCCATCCTCAATAGAAAGTTTAGGTGCTATATCAAATGATATACCTAATTCCAAAGCTGATTCCAACCTTGATTTTCCGAAAGCTCCTAATTCCCTAACTTTTATATCATGTGGAGCAATATGTCTATCATATTTATAAGGTTTACTTTCTAAAAGATCGGCATAGAAATCCAGACCTTCTCCTGAAGACTCCTCATAATCAATAACTCTAATTTCATCATTGTGTTTTTGAACAAACCAAATTGCTGTTGAATCTTTAAGACCTAAATCCCACCATGTTTCTGTATCTAAATTAGGGTCATAAGGTACATCGGTGATCTTATTATTCTTTTCTAAGTCCTCAATAATCGCACCATAGTATGATCCAGTAATTGCTGCTTGAAAAGAACATTCAAATTCTTGGTCATATAAATCTTCTGACATCATTTGTCTTGCAGAGCTCAATTCTTCTTCATCTAATATTTTAGTTTCACTAGCTTTAAAAACCCCAGTCCACCAATTCTTTTGTTCTTTGGCCTCTCTATGAAGTTTATAAAAATAATTTTGTCCTTTAGGTGTGCCAATAAAAATACACCAACCTTTTCGGTCAGCCAAAGCAGGTCTGATAATCTCAGGAAACAATGTAGGAGAAATATTTTGTGTTTCGTCCATCACACATCCATCTAAGAAAATTCCTCTAAGTGCTTGATCGTTCTCAGCCCCTAAAATAGTTATTCTTGAACCATTAGGAAAATCACATCTAAGTTCAGATTCATTAAATTTTACAAAAGGAATATTTTTAGCAAAGGTTTTTATGTAATCCCAAGCAGTAGATTTACCTTGTTTGAAGGTTGGACTTATAAAAGCATATCTTGGATTAGGTTTTGGGTTTAGCAAAGCATCTTTAATCATGTGATTGATACACATTACAGTCTTGCCTGACCTACGATGTGCAACAATAACATTAAATCGGCTCTTTATAATCTGATTATGCAAAAAATTTTGCAGTTTTCTGGGTGTATATGGAATTACAATTTCGGTCATTTTAAAAACAAACCCCCCACCTAGTGAATTGTTTTCGATAAATTATAATAATCTGTATTAATGCCAAGTTCTTCTACCATATATTCACTAAAATCTTTAGCTTCATAGAAATCTTCAAAACCTTCGAAGTGAATCATAACAGAATTTGTATTTTCTGAAATAACTACAATAGCATTTATTCTATTTTTATAATCTTTTGACATTGGGGTCTCCTTGTTTATGTATATATACCTCCTAATATAATAAAAAAAGATAAAAAAACTCAGGAAGGCAAAGGGGTAAATAAAACCCCTATCTTTTTTTTTAAGCTTTTTAAAACTCAATTAATAGTAATCACTGATAATCATCTATTATCAGGGCTTCTTAAAAATAGAAATCATGCTTGAATATGTGTCAGTCAGGCTGAAATGTTATTTTTTTATTGCTCAGGCCTTCTTATATCAAGTGTGGGCAAGTTGTTTGCATAAAGTTTGCATTAATATAACAATCTTATTTAAAAGATCATTGAATTATTATTGATTTAATTGAATTATTGTTAATTAGTCTTTAGCCCATTTTACAATTAATGGTTTATTACCATCATTTGATAATTGTAATTTTTGTGCATTGTCATTATATTTTGGAAGTAATTTAGAAGCTTTCCATTTAGTTAATGCAACCGCTTCTTTTAATAAATGACTGGTTGCAAGATCACCTTTGCCCTTCTCTTTAAAGTCTTCGATCATCTTCTTTAATTCAGTTTGACTTTCACTTAATAGATAGTCAACACCATCTTGCTTAGCTAATTCATATTGTTCTCTAACTTTGGGTTTTTTATGACATAATTGTCTAAATCCTTCCCAACTTAAATTCAAATCTTTTAGAATTGTTTTAATTCCATTACCTAAGGCCAATTCACTATAAATCTTGTTTAATACTTCATTTGTAAATTTAATATTATTCATATAATTATTTTTAAATTAGTTATTGACAAGCTATTGACAATAATATATTAATTTTAATATGTTTAATTTATACATAAAAAACAACTAAAAAGAAAGGTTAATTATGATTACATACAAAACAATTACTTATCATTATCCAAAGCAAAAAATACAGATTGATTATAGAGGTAATGGAAAGTTTTCTATTTGGTCAGTTGATGACACAGGCCAAAGAGATTATGAGCCTCTTTATCAAGTATTTGATCCTATTGTAAAAAAATATCCTAATTTTAATAATATATTTGCTGATACTTGGGTAAGTAATAATCGTAAATAATTAATAATTAACAATTAAAAGGCCAGTAATTAATTTTATTGGCCTTTTTTTTTATTTATAATTATTTTAAAATTATCTATTGACAATTTATTTACAATATAATATCAATACATTAAACAAACAAAGAAAGGTTAATTATGCAAACTCAAACAATTAAAAACAATGTTGATATTGATCAAGTTGAAGCTGAGAAGGTTAGAGCTTTACAATCTCATTTAAATTTGACTGAAGATGAAGTAAGTGAAATTACTTTAGAAGATGGTTTTTTATATCATATTCATGGTAATGAGTACAAAGTTTTGACTGATGATGAGGCCGATGATGAAGTTAAAGAATATATTGATCAATCATTATGGGCTTTTAATCCTTCATTTTTATCAGCTCATGCTAAAGATGGAATTGATGAAGATGTTTTTAAGATGTTAAGTGAAAAATGTGAAAGTTCTAATGAAGCAATAAAATCATTAATAAAAGATTTTGATCATTTAGTTGATGATGCTGTTTTAAGTGATGGTAGAGGTCATTTTTTATCTTCATACGATGGTTATGAGCATGAAGTTAATATTAAAGGCAATTACTATTATATTTATAGAACTAATTAATCTATTGACAAGATTTAATTATAATTATAAATTGTCAACAGTTAATAAAGAAAGGTAAATTATGAGTAATATATACGATGAAGTCTTCAATAGATATTACAAAAAATTATCTAATGAAGTTAAAAATAAAATCAATCAATTAAATTCAAATCTTTATGGAATAGGTACTGAAGATGAAGATTTTAATTTTATAGATTATGCTAACGATGTTAATAATGAAATCGATGAATTAGAGGAAGGTTATTTTAATAATTTTTTCGGTACATGGTATGAAAACTATAATGAAGTTGAAGATGAATTAGAAGACAATTTTTGTGATATTTATCATATTGATAAAAAAACAATTAAAGAAGCTTTATTAGGTAAAGAACTAGCTAACACAATATAGAAGGGTAAATTATGAAAGTAAGTGAATATAAATCAATAACTGATCTATTAAATAAAAAATATAAAAGAAAGTTTTTTAATTTTATGACTTTCTTAGATTGCTTAAATAGAATTAATCAAAGAAAGGTAAATTAATTATGTTTTATCCAACACTTAAAGAATATAGGCCTATTAGATTTAAAGGTTATGACATCTTTTTACAACTTA